CATCTTCATGGACTCTAGGATACCTTTGGTCTGCGCTACGAACTCTTTGGCTTTAGATCCTGTAGCTGAGACGACCATGATCTTCTCGTCCCTGGGGTTCCTCATCAGTCTCCAGATGGCATAAGCACTAGTGATGTATGATTTACCTAGAGACCTGAAGCACCTAATGATGTCTTCTCTCGGCTCTTTAGTGTCCCAAAGATCCTCGTGTGGTCCAGTGGCCCTTCTTTTCTGGGAGGAATCTACACCGTACTGAAGTCGGTGTCCGATCTCATATTGGGCCTTAGTGGGCTCCGGTAGCCCTAAGTGGGACCACACGAGGAACAGGAAGTTGCGGAAGTCCTCAAAGGCAGGATGCACCTCTTCGGGCATGGTGGATAACCAATGAGGACCACCGTCAACAAACTCTGGTTTAAGCATCTTCACTCGTAGCAAAAGGCATCATGGTCTTATACTTCTCAAGACTAGCAGAAATCTGCCGAGCCATTGGTAAATCTTTTGCATCATCAGGAGGCGGAAAGGCCTTCAAGAAGTTAACGCAAGCGCTGACCATTGCGGGTTGAAGTTCTTCGTCTGTAGCCACAATAGCCAACAAACGATTACCTAAAGCATCACGCAGTTTTGCGCTAGTAGACATAGATCACCCCCCTTCCTTAAAAAACATAAGCAGTACACGACGGTCTCCTGTATGTGGATTCACTTTGTGCTTAACGTCACTACTGTATATTAAAAGGTCTCCTGCTTTCTTAATTGGTTGGTCGTCATAAAAGAAAAACTCTCCCCCTTCAAAGTCTGATGGATCTGACAGCAACATGGTGGCTGTGTGTGTACACCATGTCATGTGCTGATGGTTACCTATGTCCGTGTGCCACTCATGACCTTTTGGGTTTTGTTCGACCACACAATATGCGGGGTATAATGTAGACACGTCGGCATAATCTTTGACTAGTTCTACAAGTTTAACGATCTCAGGTTCCGCATAGTCCCGTGGTCCTACGCCCTTGGGGAACTTACGAAGCTCTTGTTCATTGAGTGCGTCGTGCAGGATAATGATCATGTTTATGCAGGAGTTTTCTTAGTTTCAAAAAAAGGATACTCGTTGCAATCAGCGTACCAAGAAGTGATCTCTCCTGTCTCAAGTTTGTAGTTCATTAGCTGGTGAACTATTTCGTATGGGGGACACTCAGTAACTTCTGTTGCGTTTGTGTCATAAGAACCATTAGGTAGAGTGACGATTATAACAAACAAGAGTTTACTTAGTGCCATTAAGTCCATAACTGTATTCCTTTAACTACTAACACTAGGGTGTCTGCCATTGTGCATGTGAGACAATTTGTCTACATGGGACTTAAGACTAGCTATGTCAGCTTGTATTGTAGCTGTTTCTCTGTGGCGACGTTCCATTGTATTAGGGTCCATCATGCTTGAAAGAATAGAAAGTCTTTGATGCTGGGTTTCTACCCTAGTCTCCATAGTGTCTAGTCGTTTGTCTAAGTTTCTGAGTCGTTTTTCTAAGTCAGTTAGTGTTTCTAGGATAGCTTTAATTTGCATCTTACCTACGGCTGCTGCACCCGCTACACTAAAGAGTATGCCGCCCAAGGTTACAATTAGCCGTACATCAATCGCACCTTCCATAGATAAACATCCTTTGTATTGAGGTTAGCCGCCTCCTGCTGTGATAGCATCAGTGATCGGCGTCATGTCTTCAGTAGTCCAAAAGTCCCAATCAACTACGATCTTGAGGTGTCCTACGTTTCTTTCTAAGATTGTTTCGTCGTCTGCGTAATCATCAGGTGAGGCTACGACAGCGTTAATTAAGTTTACTGAGTCCATTGCTGCGGAATAGTGTTGAGCAATTTGTTCAGGTGTTAGTTCGTCTGACATTTGCAGTTACCTTTTAGAGTTTGGATTTCAGAGGATAGTTCTTGAATTGCCTTGACTAATACTGGAATTAACTTGCCTGGGGCAGCCTCAAGTTTGTTAGGGTTGTTCTTTAGCACAAGGTTCATAAGCTCTTCGACGCCTGCGTCTTGTTGTGCTTCGTCTAGTTCTTGAGCGATAAATCCAGCTTCTTTTTGACCTACCTTTGCACCATCGCGCATGTTCCAAGTAAACTCGACAGGGTTCAGTGCGTTAATAAAGTCAAGTCCAATCGGAAGCTCTTTAATGTCCTTCTTGTCTCTGCGATCTGACAAAGAAGTTATGCTTGTTACTTGACAGCGGAGAGAAGAAATAGAAGAATTGCCTAGCGTAATTTCATTAGATACTGTGTCAGAGCTTTCTGTTGCAAGATAGCCTAACAACGTGTTGTTGCTACCTGTAGTCGGTCCATAAGTTTGACTGCCAATAAGTGTATTATTTCCTCCAGTAGTAACTTGCATTCCGGCATCAGCACCAATACTGGTATTACCAGATGCGTTATAAGAGGTACTAGATAAAGAATTTTCTCCTAAAGCAGTATTATTAGCGTTTGATGAACCTGTATAATAAAGGGCTTGAGTACCTATACCCACATTACCTGCACCAGTTAAGGCACCGCTATTCCCCCCTGCATTTTTGCCAATAAAGATATTATCATTACCTGTTGTAACAGTTTTACCAGCACTAGTGCCTATCGCTATATTATCTCTTGCCGTTGTTAAATTGTAAGCCATAAAACCTGGCCCAATAGCTACATTACTAAAACCTGTAGTAGCTTGTGCTAAATTTTGATATCCTATTACGACATTGGAGTTACCTGACGTAATCTTTTGGCCAGCACCAGACCCAATGCCTACATTTCTTATACCTGAAGTTACGTCATTAAGAGCATTGTAGCCTACAGCAGTATTATGATTATCGCTTCCGTCATCAGCAGCAAGCGCTCCTGTACCGAGACCAATCGTAACCCCAGATGAATTGGTTAGCGCATCAGAC